TAATCAGAAATATTTTGTTCGTCGTTATTTCTGCTGACGTATTCAAAGTTTGGTATCTGTCTGAAATATGGTTTCGCCATTTTATGCTCCTATTGGATGTACTGCTGGTACTATATCGCCATCACCATATTTGAAATCTTCTGTATAATCACTCTCATAAATTGGTTCAATTTCTTGGAATGACATTGTTAGATTATAAGTTACCATTGAAGATTCTTCATCTCCATTTTCTCCACCACCAAAGGTCATGTAAGTTCCATTGGGAGTATAATCAACAGCAAAATTAAGTAAAGCGCAAACTTTAATTAGGTTTATTGATTTATGAATAGTCATTCCTTTTAGATATTTAATCTTAAAGACATTAGGAGCTTTTAAAAATAATCCATCAGGGTCTTTTTTCGCTGCCATTCTGCGTTTGAATGTTCTTATTATTTTCTTTACTGTATCTGCTTCTTCTTTATTTCTAGGTGACATTTTAAACTGAAACTGGAAGGTTCTTAATGTCGGCGCTTGAAAGAGAAGTTCTAAGTTTGGATTGAGTACCGAACCACTTGCTCTTGAAAGCAAACCACCAACACCCGTTGCTTGTTCCGCAAAATAAAGTTGTCCTAGACCTTTTAGTTTTCCAACTTGTTCTTTATCAGTTAACTGTTCTTGTGCGGCCGATACTGCTTCTTCAATTCCTTTTCCTCCCTTATTCATAATATTCAATGAAGTGTTTACCAAATCTTTTTGCAACTCATTTAACTCTCCACTTCCCCAAGTCACACTATTTTGGTCGGTGATACTTCCTTGAATTCCAATGAAAATATTTTCTCCACTAATTTGTTTATATGTTGGGGAGGTCAATGAAATATTGTTAAGTTGAGTTTTGATTAATTCCAAAGGAGAAAATTGAATTTTATCTTGCCCATCTTCTATTGAAAGCGGATACCTTAGTATTCCAGCAGGACCTGCTCCAGCAGAAGTTACTGCTATTGGCGTAGAACCTCCCTGTTGATCTGGATTTGGTGCTGCTGTTTGGGTAGGACCACCACTTGCTTGAATTATAGAATTGCCGATTGTTGATCTATATCCCTGAGAATTCTGTGCTAAATTTCTATTAAATTCTTCCGAGGCAAATGTAGATGATTCAAGAATAGTATTTCCGTTCTCTACAAAATAATCAGCGTAAATCGTCCTGGTTCCATCGTCATTTATACGATAGACTTCTCCACTTGTATTTGTAACAGGTACTGTAACGTATCTTCCCTGAGTATTCGGAAGAAGATATGGAGTTGATTCCGCCATTATAGACTTTTTAACTATTTAGACCCCTAAAACAAATCTTCTTCAGTAATGATTTTAAATTCTAATAGTCTATCGTTACACCACTCTTGAATGTATTTCCATTTAGATTGATTAACAGCGTATGTATTTACTTCATTAATATATGTTTTTGTTTTCTTTTTTCCCTGAACTGGTGGTATAGTTTGTTTTTTTGGTTTTATTTCTATAACATATTTTTTAGTTTTTCCATTATCTTCTAATACTTCAATAATAAAATCTGGAAAATATCTACATACTCTTTGTTTTACTGGATTGTAATATGGAATGCAAAATTCTTCTGATCCATATTTTAAAATGTTAGGAGATCTATCACACCATTGCATAAACTTAAGTTCCCATCCACTGCGATATACTATATTTTTGGGATCTCCAATATATTTTTCTGGATTTTTTGGATGAAAATATCCTTGATGATACTTTGATTCACGACGCATTTTTCCAACCTTTATGTGATTTTCTTTTTCCAGATAAAACTTGCCCTAAATGTGACGGATTTAAATTCAATTCTTTACTAATGTGTGATATACAATCAAATTCAACTATTTCACCTTCTTTTGAAATTATTTTTCCCTCTTTTTGGAAATGTGGATATGTATGTCCTTTATTGTATGCGGGATTACCTCTTCTTTTTTTAGCAGATGCTTCAACAGCTTTGCTTATATCTTTTCTCTTCCCAGATTCTCGCATTAATTCTAAAGTTTCTTCACTATAACAATTTACTTTTCCTTTATTCCAAGGTATGTGATTTTTTTGAAATCCTAATACTGGTTTATTTGGTTTAGATAAAGTTTCATATTCTAATCTTACAATTTCTGCACCGCCAGTGTTAAACACTTCGCATAATTTTTTAGTGTTCCAATATTCTACTCTTGTTATACTTTCTGCCATTACGTCGCATACATAATATATAAGCAAATCTATTTATAGATGGCATCTCCCACACCAAAGAAAGTATCACTAAGTAATATTAAGAGTAAACTTTTACGTCCTGCTCTGACTTCTCATTATATCTGCAGATTTTCTCCTACAACTAAGAATAATAAATTAATTGGTTTTTTGAAACAAAGAGAGGGGGAGGGATTTACAGGTTCCGATTATCAAAATCCATTAAATCAAGAGATTATTGAGTTTTCTTGCAGTGAAGCATCACTCCCAGGAGTAAATTATTTGACCAATGAAATCAATGATGATTTTCATGGCATAACTGAAAGATATGCTTATAGAAGATCATATGATGATAGAATGGATTTTACTTTTTATGTGGATAGAGATTATAGACCTATTAATTTTTTTGAAAGTTGGATGTCATTTATTGCAGGAGAAAAAAATAGAAAAGCACCTGTAGATAGAACATATTTTTACAGAGTAGAATTTCCTGATAATTACACTACAGATGAACTGTATATTACTAAATTTGAAAGAGATATCGGAACTCCGAATGAAGGATCTTCATTAACTTATAGATTCATTAATGCATATCCGATTAATATTAACACCATGCCGGTGTCTTATGAATCTTCACAATTATTGAAGTGTACTGTTTCTTTTACTTTCTCTAGATACTTAATTGAAAAAACTTCTGGTGGTTCTTCTCAAGAACCTGGACCAGCAACTCCTCCAGGACTTCCCTCTATAGGAAATCCAAATGCCCCCCAAAGCATTCCTGCAGTACCAGGATTCGAAAATCCAGTATTTGGAAGTGTTTTTGGTGGAGCTCCAGTCGCAGGGGGAAATTTTGTTGCCCCACAAAGTACTGCTCCTGGAGTTCCTTCTACATTACTTGGACAAGTGACTGGATCAGGAACGCAGAGAAATAGTGCAGGATCTGTAGATTTGCCGAGGGTTTCCAATCCACCCGTTCAAATACAACCTACGATCAATAAAAATGCAGGAAGCGGTGCTGTTCTTGATAATGCTAATAGTTCTTCCGCTTCTGCCCCAAACAATAGGCCTGGTGGATCTTCTACAAATGCGAGACCAGGAGCTCCTTCCGCAGGTTAATAATAAAAAAGGAGGTACTTAGACCTCCTCAATGATATTATACTTTGTTTTGGCAGAATAAAGTTTCAAATTTCTTTGATGCGTATTCCGCTTGGGATGGATTACCTCCAGCAGAAATGACAAATTGTTTTTGAACATCTACGTTTCCACAAGCGACATCTGCAGATTTAATAATTGAAACTGCACCTGGATTTTTTGCGAGACTGCTGAAATTTTTACCAGTTGCATAATCAAGTTGTTTGATAAATTCGATTTGCCCTGGAGTAAGAGTTACTGCTTCAGTCTTTGTTGAAGCAATAGATGGAATGGTTGCGGTTAGAACAGCACCACTTGCGATTAATCCTAAAGTTTTGAAAATCATAGTTAGTTAATAATCACTTTTCTTCTTTTTTTGATGAAAGACCTTTTACACTATAGAGTACAATCATATTCGAAAGAAGATACCATACTCCTTCAAATCCAACATTTACACGATGCCTCATTTCAGCGTGTTCTGCCTTGGCAGCGACTGCTTGTTCCAGTGCAAGATAATCTTTGATTGACCAGGCACCAAAGTAAACCGAGAAACCAATACCTTGAATCAGAGCTGCGATAAAGAGAAGTTTTTTCATCAGTGGTTTGAAATTACCTTGTAATTATAGTGCCACTGGAAATTCCTGGGCGACTTGATGTGCCACTTTTACATCCGTCCATCCCCCATAAATAACCATACCTGAAAATTTTTTTATAGGACATTATGCCTTTACCAAAGATTTCTACACCAACATATGAGTTGGAATTGCCTTCATCTGGACAAACTATTAAGTATCGTCCATTTTTAGTAAAAGAAGAAAAACTTCTAGTTCTTGCTTTAGAATCTGAGGACACTAAACAAATTACTACTGCAATCAAAACGGTAATCAAAAATTGCATTGAGACTAAAAATATAAAAGTAGAGTCTTTACCAACATTTGATATTGAATATTTGTTCTTAAACATTAGAGCAAAATCTGTCGGAGAAGAAATTGAAGTAAATATCATTTGCCCCGATGATGAAGAAACTACAGTTCCAGTTAAGATAAATGTTGATGATATTCAGGTTGAAAAAAGTCCAGAACATCAAAAACAAATTAAAGTTGATGATACAATTATGATGGAAATGAAGTATCCATCATTAGATCAATTCATTAAAAATAATTTTGATATATCTCAGGAAAATAATGTAGATCAATCTTTCGACCTAATCGCATCTTGTATTGATAAAGTATACACTGAAGATGAAGTATGGGCATCTGCTGACGTAACTAAAAAAGAACTTATAGAATTTTTAGATCAAATGAATTCTTTCCAATTCAAACAAATTGAAAAGTTCTTTGAAACAATGCCCAAACTAGCTCACAAAATCAAGGTAAAAAATCCAAATACTGAAGTGGAAAGTGAAGTTGTTCTTGAAGGGTTATCAAGTTTTTTCGCATAGGCATGAGTCACATGGATTTGGAGAGTTATTTTAAATTAAATTTCTCTTTAATGCAGTATCATAAGTGGAGCATAACAGAAATTGAAAACATGATGCCTTTTGAAAGAGACATTTACACTATTTTGTTAAAACAACACTTGGAAGAAGAAGAATCGAAAGCAAGGCAACAATCAAATAGTATGAGTTTCTAAACTAAATATCTAATAAAAGTTTCCTCATGAATTCAACCGCACCAGTAACTGAAAGTATAAATCAAAGAATACTTGAGTTACTTGGACTTGAGGAAACTTTTGATCTTGATTATGCTACGTATGTGCGGAGTTTAAAAGAAAGATTACTTCGTGTTACTGCTTTTGGAGAAAAACTTTCAACTGAAGACTTTAAATTACTTAAAGATGAATTAAAGAGAGTTAATCAAAAAGAAAAAACAAAAAAATTTAAAATTAAACCAGATAATTTTGTTGGGAAAAAGAAACCACAAACAAAAGCAAAGATAACAGCAAAAAAATTATTACTTCCAGGTTCTCGTGCGTTATCTAGAGTAACAGAAGTAGAAGATAAATCAAAGACGGTTCAAAGACTAAAAACTAAAGAAAAAGAATCGATAGATACATTATCTAGAATTGATGAGAAGTTATCTTCAATTCTAGATACTTTACTGTCTGCGAATAAACTTCAGAATAAACAATTAGATTTTGATAGAAAAGAAAGGGAAAATAAAAAAAGACAAGAAAAAGAAAGTAGACTAGAGAAGGGCGGAAAATTAATTGGTACAGCAGTACAAAAAATACTAGCGCCATTTCAAAACATTTTTGAACGTATTTGGAACTTTATAAAATTTACTTTACTTGGAAGAGCATTTACAATGCTCATGGATTGGTTTGCTGATCCAAAAAATAAAGGAAAAGTTCAAACTCTTGGTAGATTTTTAAAAGACTGGTGGCCTGCTTTACTTGGAGCTTATGGATTGTTTATGACTCCTTTTGGGGGGTTAGTTAGAACTGTAATAGGAACGGTCGTTAAGTTCACTTTTCAAATAACAAAATTTGCTATACCTAAACTTTTATCTCTAGTAAAAGCAAATCCATTAACTTCTTTAATAGTTGCATCTTCTGTTGCTGGAACAGTCGCAAGAACTAATGAAAGAGAAAGATTAAAACCAGAAGTAGAAAAACAAAGAGAAAGTGTAAGAAAAACTAAAGAGGATAAAAATGCTCCGTGGTATCAGAAACTTGGAGGATTTTTTGCTAACCAAGAATTAACAACCGGGCAACAGCAACAAGGAATTGTTGCTCCTGTTCCCGGTGCAATGTATGCTAGTGGCGGATTTGTTAGTGGTGAAAGTGGAATAGATAAAGTTCCCGCCATGTTGACTGATGGTGAATTTGTTATGTCCAGGGGGGCAGTTGCTAAATTTGGAACTCCATTTTTAGAATCACTTAACGCTGCTGGTGGTGGCACCAATAAACCAAAAGTTGTAAGTGGAACTACTTATGCTGCTACTGGTGGACCTATAGGAAGAAGTGGAATTGGGGGGAATAGTAGAATTGAAAAAGATCCTATTGATAGCATTAAAAAGTTTATAAAACATAAGATAGGATATGATGTAGATAAACCTAGTACTTGGGGTCCTGCTTTTAGATCTGGACTATCTGGGATACTTAAAGGTTCTAATAAACCTAATTCTTCTGGCCGATCTTCCAACTCGCAAGGGTTCGATTTTCAAGGTGTAGCAGCATCCGCAGGTTCTAATTTATCAAACATACCTGGACAAGCTTTAAATGCAGGATCTAGTTTATATAATTATGGGAAGAATAAAATACCTACCAAAGAAGAATTAATACAAGCAGGATCTAATTTTGGTAATAGAGCAAAAAGTCTAATTAAAAGTGTAGATCCTTTCCCTTCTGTTGGTAGAGCATTATCATCTGTTGCAGATAAACCACTTTTGGGTGAAAGTGGTGCAATAGAGTATGAAAGAAAACTTGGATTAATGAAACCTGGTGCAGATTCTATAACTGACCAGACTAAGAAAAGACTTGCTGACCGCGATGCGTATGTTAGAAGTCTTTATAATCCAGAAAAAGATAAAGGCGTTGGTGGTGCTATTAAAAAGAAATATCAGGAAATTCAAAATAAAGGATTAATTAACGATCCATTTGCTTCTCTTGGATTAAAGGATGAAAAAACTGAAAAATTTGTAGAAAAAATAACTGGTGGTAGAGTTAAAAATCTTGGCGCAAAAATAACAGGATTACAGTTTGCAGCAAAAGGTTTGGCTGGTCCTTTGGGTAGAGCGTTTCAGATAGATGACAGGGGATCTTTGGGTAGATATCTTCGTCCAGCAATGATGGAAGCACAGCGTCAAGGCCATGGTGGAGTGGGTGCAAAACCTTTGGGGCAAGAAAAATATAATAGTTTAGTTGGCGATAAACTTGCAAACCTTGCTTTGGGCCAAACTTCATTTAATGTTGATAAGTCTGGAAGAGCAAAAACACAGGATGTTTTTGATTCAAATAAAACTGCTCAACAATATTTTAAAGAAACGAGGCAAGGAATGAAAGCACTTGCAAATATTTTACAAGGAAAGGAAGGGACAATTGGTGAAGGAAAAAATGCAGAAAAACTTAGTGGATTGAAGGGTGGGGCCAAGGCTGCTTATGAAACTGCATTTAAAGGTTTATCTGGAATATTGAGAATTAATCAAAATAATGGATGGGGAAATCTCCGACCAATGGGAAATGACATTGATCTTGGTGGAGGATTTAAACCAACTGATGATAAAGGAAAAGTGTTGAACGATCAGGAAATTCAAAAAAAGAGAAAGGAAGAAACCATAAAGAAATTTGGTCCGTCTGTAAATCTTTATAATAAACCACAAGCAAATACTGGACAACCATATAAATCGAGATTTGCGAGACCAAAGGCAATGTCTAAGCCTGCCGCAAAACCAGCAGCGAAACCAGCAGCGAAACCTAAGAGATCTTGGTATGATCCTCGTGGGTGGGTAGGAAAGCAAGGTGGTGGATATGTCGATGAAAGTTTTGGGGTAAACATTGCAGGAGCAACTGCAGATAGACAATTAGCCGCGCTTCAACCGGGAGAATATGTACTTCCTGTCGATGTTGTAAATAAATTGGGATCAGAAAGTCTCAATAAATTAGTTGCTGCGTTTGATAGTAATTCAACTCCAGCAAAACTTGGATATAAATCAAATAATACTCCTCAGATAAAACCATACTCACAAACATCATCTTCTATGACTCTTCCTCCAATTAAAAGTTCTTCTGGGGGTTCTATGTCTACTCCAACATCTCCTAGCAGTTTGCCTGAATTTTCTGTTGTTCCTGCAGATGGAGCACCAATGAGAATGGCAAATGCGAAATTATTAGGACTAGTAGGATAATAAGGAGAGGAAATAAAAAATGACGATAAACTCACAGAAACTTCTTCCAGGTTCTACTTTTTCTACAGTAAACACTGGTGTCGAGAATGTAAAAAAACAAGCAGATCCAAAATTAAATATCTATAAAAAAGTTGTTAAAATTGACAAACTATTGAAGAGTAGTTTTTTATTACAATCAAAAGAACAAACTAAACAAAGAAAAGACTTAGAGAATCAAAAAAGAGAAAAAAGAGAAAAAGATTTAGAGGCACCTAAAAAATTTAAAGGGTTTCAACTTCTTAAAAATGCTCTCCCGAAAACAGGATTTTTGGATGCAATCAAAAGATTTATTTTGTTTACATTTGCTGGATGGTTGTTCACAAATCTATTTCAGTTTTTACCAAAACTTCTAGGGTTTGTAAAGATTATAACCCCTGTTATTTCTTGGTTTGAAAAAGGAATAGGAGCTTTATTTGAAGGTATTGTTACTTTTATTGATCTTGGATATAAGGCATATGATTCAGTAAAATCTTTTGCTAAGACTATTGGTGGTGAAAAATTTGCAGAAAAATTTGATGCTCTTTCTGGTGCATTAAATACAATGCTCAATTTGGCATTCATTGCAGCAATGTCATATGGAGCTGTTGGTGGATTTGGTAAAGGTGGAAGGGGTGGAATAAAAGGAGGCAAACCACCAGCACCTACAGGAAAACCCAGAGTTACTACAAGTGGTGGGGGTGCTGCTGGAAGACCTGATATAAGAAATCCATTAAGACAAAAACCTAGAATTACTGGAAGCGGTGGTGCCCCCGCGGGTAAACCAGATATAAGAAATCCATTAAGACAAAAACCTAGAATTACTGGAAGCGCCGGCGCAGGAAAAGTTGCAGGTAAAGGTCTTGGTAAATTTGCAGGGAAACTTCCTATTGTAGGACCTCTCATTGACTTTGGAATTAGACGATTAATTTTCAAAGAACCTTTAGGCAAGGCAGCAGCAGGCGCGGTTGGTGCTGGTGCAGGACAAGCACTGGGCGGTATGTTGGGAGGATCACTTGGTGGTATTGTCGGAAGTGTTGTTCCTGTAGCAGGGACTTTACTTGGTGCAGGTGCAGGTTCTCTTGTTGGCAGTGTTATTGGTGGTTTTATTGGTGATTGGATTGGTGTTTCTCTTTATGATTTTATAGAAGCGCAAAAAGATATAAAAACTAAAAAGATGAATAGTGGAGGAAAAGTTTCTTCTTCTACTACTGGTAAAAAGAAAAGAAAAGGTAAATTAAAAAGAAGGCAAGAAATACTTGAAAGACTTAGACCAGGTAAAGATATTGGTGGCGAAAAAGAAATAGAAAAGATCTATCCAAATCCAGAAAGAAAATTCTTTGGAATTACTCTTCCGAATTTTGAAGGACTTACTAGTTTATTTTTTGGCGGAAAGGATAAGAAAAAAGATGGAAAAAAATATCCAAATGCAATTAAAACATTATTAGATGTTGGAAATGCATTAGGAACATCTGGTGATTGGATTGGATCTTTAATGAGAGCGGGTGTTCAGGTTGCTCTAGGTCAAAAACCTGATGCTAAATCTCTAGCGAAGACAGTATCTAGTGTTCTTCAAAATGTAACTGACCCAGCAATTAAAGGTATCAAATCCATTAGTAGAGAACTTCTTGGATTTGCTGCTGGCGGAGAAGTATCTTCTTCTATTCTTTCCTTTGGAGATACTCTATCACTAGAAAGAAGTATTGAAGCAAATTTGAGAAATAAATTTGATGATGCTATCGGTTCAGTTAGAACTCAAAGCAGAAAAAAAGGAGAAAAAATTACAGAACCAAAACCAGGAGCGGAACCACCAATTCCAGGTAGAGAATCAATGATTGAGGAAAACATACAAAGAGGTAGGGGAGGATCTTTAACTTCTGGTAAATGGGGTCCTTTATTAGATCTTATTTCTTCAGTAGAATCTGCTGGAGGATCATATGATAGTAGATATGGTGGAATTTATCCTGGATATTCGAAATTAACTATTGCGCAGGCAGATGCTGTTCAGAGATCAAACTATAAAAAATGGGGATCAGCAGCATCTGGAAAATATCAGTTCATGAATATTGCTGGGCAAGCAGCATATGCTGGATTAAAACCAACAGATTTGTTTAGTCCTGAAAATCAGGATAAAATGGCTATAGCACTTATTGAGAAAAAGAGATATGGTAGAGATTGGATGTCTGGGAAAATTTCAGATCCTGAATTTGCAAAATATCTTGCTATGGAATGGGCTGGTCTCCCAAGAGGAAAGGACAATTTATCATATTATGATGGAGATGGTAGAAACAAAGCTCACACCACGTTTGATAAAGTTCTTGCTACACTTTCTAAGGTAAAAAAAGGTGGATATTCCAAAGAAGAACTTTCAAGATCAACTGATAAAAAAAATTCAAAAGAGTCTAAACCAGGATTTAATCTATTAAAACCTTCAACATGGTTTGGTCAAGGTGCTGACACTAAGGATAAAGAAAAAGACACTAAAGATACTAAACCAGGAAAATTGGGAAAAGGTTATGGATCTGATGGAGTAAAGATTGCGGGTGATCTTGGAACTTTTATGAAGGCAAATAAATCTACAGTTCCTGTTCTTGGATCTATTCACCAACACCCACAACATCCTCCACTAGCAAAAAGAGGATATGATTCATATCATAATGTAGGAAGAGCAATTGATTTGGGTGGTTATTCACCTTCAAGCAAAAAGGGTGGATATGGTACAGGGAAAGATGAACAAGCACCTATTATAAAATCGTTAATAGAGTGGAATAAAAAAAATAATTATTCACCAGTACAATTAATACACGCATCACCAAAATATAAAAATTTTGGTGAATATAGAGAATATCCAGATGTTCACCATCATCACGTTCACGCTGCATATCAAGGAGGTGGATTAGTTTCTCCATCAAAACCAAACGTTAATGTTCCGAATTCTTTTGCTTCATATAATGATCCAAGAAAATCATCTACACTAGCAGTGCAACCAGTAATTGTAGAAAAGATGATGCCTTTCCCTGTCGATAGTCCAATCGCTTTCCCATCTGGCGGAAGTTCTGGTGTAAATAATAGTGTACTGCCGTCATTGATGCAAGGATAATAAGTTAATGTCAAATGTAAATGCTGGTGCTGGATCAGGTCAAATAAAAGAGTTAACATTTTATTCAAACTATGGCAATAAAGATCTTAATGTAGCAAATTCTACGATTGAATTAAATTATTATGAAAGCATACTTGATCCTACAGTTAGATGCTCCATGACTTTTGTTGATAGTGGTTATCGTGAAGATAAGGAGGATGGTTCTGCGGTATCTGAAAAGGATGATGTAAATTTGACATCAGGAGAAAAAGTTCACCTGAAAATAGTTGATGGATATGGCACCGAATTGATATTCATTGATGATAAACAATTACGTATTAATGGAGACCCAAGTGCATCAAGTGAAGCAGTGAACAAGGTTGTTTATAGCGTGAACACATATTCGAAAGAGTCACTTGATGTTAAGGTTGCAGATAATTGGGTTTATGGAAGATACGATGGAAAAATTACAGATTCTGTTAAATCGATACTAACAAATTGCTTGAAAACTCCCAAGAATATTGTTATTGATCCTGGATTAAATCCCTACAGTTTTCTTGGTCATGCAGAAAAACCTTTTTATCTGTGCACTTTATTGGGCAAAAAGACTGTTCCAGAACTTCCAGATGCCTTTGGTAAACTTGCGGGATACTTGTTTTACGAAACTTATGATGGATTTAACTTCAGATCCATCGATATGCTTTTTATGCAAAAACCCAAAAGAACATTAATATACAATCAAACTATCGGAGAAATGCCCGAAGGTTATGATGGAAAAATATTAAAGTATTCTTTTAAAGCATCTACAAATCTTGATAGTACAATTACTTCTGGTGCTATGTCTGCAATCAGAAAACAAGAATTTAACAGAATGAAGAATGTCTATAGTGAGGTATCTATAGGATCATCTATTTCATATATGGGTGA